GGGTAAATCACAATGGAGAACGATAGTTAATTTTGTATCGCCAGTAAAAGTTCCATTACCGTGTGCGACAGCCTCTCTTAAAAATACGAAATTTTTTAATTCAAAGATTATAATTTGTACAACTAATCATTTTATGGATTTAAGAGGGTTCACGAGTGCTGATTGTATAGCGGAGCCGGAAGCACTTTTTAGACGAGCGCATGTTTTTAAAGTAGCTAGGGCATCTTCGGCTAATGAAACATTTGCACAAAGTATTGAATATTATAAATTTGATCACAAAGTTACAAAAACATGGGTGCAAAGATTATTGTATCATAACGCTAATAATATGCCGTTAGATATAGTAAGTGAAACTGTTCGTGATTCTGTATCGTTTATATGGGATATATTAGCTCATATAGTAAAGACAAATAGAGCAGATGAACAAAAGTGTGTATTAACGGAAGCTGATGTTGTTAATTTACCCGATATTCAATTCTCACCGGAATCGATCTCTTCACTGTTTGAGACAACTTCCCACAAAATGTGGGCAGCAACGATTGCGGCAGTTTCAACGTTTAGAACAGTGAAAGAGAGTTATTCGATGATATCTAGTATTTTTGGAGCGTTTGTTTCTTATTGGACGGAAAAGATTTTGGCTATGATTACGGAATGGGCAGATGAATTTTTGTCATGTTTTTGTATAGAAAAGGCGGCAAACATTATCGTTCCCGGCGTGGCTTTAGTTATTTTATACGGTTTATATCAGTATTTTTCAGGAACAAAAGTCGTTGAACAAGATCCAGTTACCGATGCTTTGCATAAAGCAGCCGCTAAAATGCGTGATTTTTCATCAGAAAGCTTGGAACAACCGACGTGTACAGCAAAAATAGAAGCTGTACGTGAGCATCATACGCGCATATGTGTTTTTAAGAATAAGGAGGGCGTGGTTAATGATACGTGTTGTGGTTTAGTTACAGGAAAACATATTATTTTACCACTTCACGTTGAGTTTAATCGAATAGACATCTACAAGACATTAGCGCATTACGATGCAGGACATAAAGAAAGAGAAGATGTAGATATATCCCTAGTGTATACTAACCCGAGATGTGATATGGCTATATATAAGATGAATTTAGTATTTGCATATCGCACATATGATGTTCACCGTTTATTTCCAACGTTTTCCAATCCACGTTTTTATTACGTTAACCCACATGGATTACATCGATTAACCTTGGGAGCTACATTAAAGGAAGCTAAATATGAAGTTACATATTCTACATATCGTACTCAAATAACGCTTACTGAAGATAAATGGGAAACACCATTTTCAGCTCCATCATTGTGTGGTTCTCTTGTTTTAGATTGTCAAGGAAACTTACAAGGTTTTCATGTGGCTGGAGACGGCAGTGTTGGTATAGCAGCACGACCTGGATCTGATTCTATTAGAGTGATGAAGGAAACTTTAAACGAGAAAACGTGCTTTATAGGAGATCCAGATTCTAAAATACATCCCAATATATCAGGTTTTAGAATCAGATATGAAAAAGATGCAATAACGGCAAAACACGTGTCAGGTAAAACATCATTAACACCTACTATATTTCATGAGAGTAATAATCCGATCTTAAAAGATTTAAAGAACGCAGTGTTAAAAGATAAAAACGAATTGACGCCTGTACCTCGAACGTCAATTAGAGAAAAGCATCCTCCCGTATTTAATGCATTCGGTACTCCACAGACTACTATGCAGACTCTGAGTAAAAAGAGTTTTAAACATCAAGGATTTTTATCAGATGAAGAGTTGGAATATGCTGCTCAGTGTATAGATAGTTTGTTATGTGATTTCGATGACTTAGATTTACAAGAGGCAGTATTTGGCAATGAAGATATTCGACCTATTGCTAAGGATACGGCGAATGGTTATGGTTATTTACCAGACAAGAAGGATTACTTTGATTATGAAAACAAAGTTATAATGCCAACTATGCATGAAAAGTTAAAAGAGTTAGATTCCATGGCAAAAGGCGAAGAGCCGCTCGATCCAAGAGCGATTCTTACAGTAGAAAGTTTTAAGGACGAGCTTAGAACTGAGGATAAATTGACAGCACCTCGTACTTTTCGCATAATGCCTCTTGCTCATATAGTTTGGAGTAAGAGAATTTTTGGAAATTTGTTAGCACACCTTGCCAAACATCGATTAACTAGTGGTGTCGGGATTGGAATAAATCCATATTTGGATTTTGATTATATCGCTAAGGCGGTTAAAGTGTGTGATGTCACAGGTGACATAGATTTTTC